CGGAGCAGAAATAATGTTATTAAAAGAAATGTGGTCGGCTATAGGAGCTCCAAAAGATGACGAGCAAGCTGACATTGATTGGATTGACGATTTAAAATTTTATATTGATAATAATACAGAATTATTAACAAAATATTTCTTTCCTGCGGTAAAGCGCCACGAAAAACATGCAGGACATCCAAAGGCTTTCACAATTTACATTAAACCTTTAAGAAGTTGTTTAGAAAATTATTGTGAAATGTTTGATATTGAAGATGCCAATGAAAAGTTTCCTGAAAGCAAAATTGTTGAACTAGCAAAAATGATTGCTACTGAACAAGAAAAGCATATCGAGAACGGCGACTATAAACAGGAAGACTAATGAAACTTTTAGAATTATTCTACAAGAGAAATAATTTACCTCTTATAGAAGGTGGAAACCTTTCGACTCAAAGCCCTGGCTGGCAAGGAGATACCGGTGACCATCAAGCTCAGCAAATTGATCTTAAAGTTCACAAGCGTTCTTATATTGTTCCAATATTAGACAAATTATTAAACGGAATTAATTCTAGTTTTACTGCATCAGTTGGTCACGAACTTTGGAATAAAAAAGTTTTAGCAAGTAAAAAATTCTTAAGCGGATCTAGTTTACATTTTTTTAATACTGACTTACCCGACGACGAGTTTGAACGTATTAAACCTAAAGTTGGCGATATAGATACACAAATTAATAAAGAATATGCAGGAGAACTTGTTCAATTTTTACAATCCTCAACAGGTAAAGTTGTTGGCAATGGAAAATTAATTGGATTTAGTAAAGGCAACGAACAATATAGTACAATGTGGGAGTTAACTGATCCTCCTATTAAGGTACAGATTGATCTTGAATTTGTAGATTATGAAAAAGACGAACCCACTGATTGGGCAGGATTTAGTCATAGCAGTAGCTGGGAAGATTTAAGCCAAGGTATCAAAGGTGTATTTCACAAGTATCTAATTCAATCATTTACACGATTAACAAGCCAAGATTTTTTATTAAGAAAAATGGTTGGCCGAGGTAAAGCTAGAGTTGAACAAGATGTTCCAACAACAGACAATATGTTTTCTTTTGCTGTTAGTAGCAAAGAAGGCGGAGGCCTTCGTCCTAAATATGAACCAGTATTAGACGATGCCGGACAGCCTTTAGAAATTGACGGTCTTCCTGTTATGAGGGCGTTGCCAGCAAGTGGTTACGAAAAGAATATTGGAAAAATTTTCCAAAACATATTTGGTAAAAGAGTTAAAGAAACAGAAATACAAAAACTTCTTCCTAAGACATGGAGTTTTACAGGATTATTAGAAATTATGAATCTTGTTGTTCCTCAGGATGAAAAGGAAAAAGTCATTGATGCATTTATTGATAAGCTATATGCTCCTGGCGCACAAGGATTATATAAAGGCGATCCTGAAAGAGATATCTTAGAAAAAAATACAGCACTTAACTATGCATTAAAAACTTTAAACGTTACACCTCATAAAAATCTTGAACAAATGCGTCAAGATTATAAAGCAAGTTACAAAGTATCCGAAAGTATTAACGAAGCCGAAGTAGTACAAAGTAAAAGAAAAGGAATTGTTCATTTAGAAAAAATGAAGGATTCTGATTTTTTAAATTTATTAGACGAATTAAAAAATTCAGCAACAGGAAAATTTGAATTACACAATGTTCCAATGACCGTTAAAGTAGACGGGTTTGGTGCTAGGTTTGGTAAAGATAAATCTGGCAAACCATATATGGAAACTAGTCGTAGTGGTCCTAAGTTTGAACCTGGTACATTCAGCAAACATGCTGAAGAAAGACAAGCCGCTCCAGATGTAAAAGCTAGGGCTAAGTTATTTGATGATCTATACGACGAGATGATGCATGTCATTGCTAACGTTGATCAAAAATTAGGTAATACCGCTCTCAATGATGTAAAAATTCATTGTGAAGTTTTATATCTACCATTTGCTACTGAAACAGAAGATGGTAAATTAAAATTTGTTGGCATACATTATGACAAGTTGCCCGAAGGTGTTACTCTAGCACTTGTGCCATTGTTTGCTGAAAAAAGCTCAACTGGCGAACAACATCCAAATAGCGACAAATACATCTCTGCATTGAGAAAAATTGGTCGCATTGGAACAACAATGTTCATTGACAACTCGTTAACTACTAACGGCAGTTTAGATGTAACTGGGGCATTGCCTCCCATTGAAAATCTTGAAACATTACGATCGTTAGTTAATAGCGGTAAAAGAGATCTTAAAAAAGAAGCTACCGAAGCATTGCAGCCTGTCAAAGAATATCTAGCAAAATTTATCATCCAACATCCAGATATTATAGGAAAGGATAAGTTAGGCAAAGATTATGAAGGCATTATTCTTAACACAAAGAATGGTCCTGTTAAAATTACTAGTCAAGAACAAAAAGATATTATTTCTGCAAAAAACGCAGCAATTAAATCTGCAAGACCTCCTGGAGCAACAGGCGATGGAAGATCGGGCAAAACTGCTGTCGTTACCGCAGGAAGTTTTGTTGGGCACATTGGACATCAACAACTTGTAGATTTTGTTTTAAACAAAGCGTCTCAGTTAAATGCTGATCCTTATGTTTATATTAGTAGTGCCGTGGGACCAGACGATCCTATTCCAGCTTCTGTTAAATTACAAACATGGCAAAAATTATATCCAGAAAAGAAGGCCATGTTCCAGCTGATCCAAGAAGGTGGATTAGTTATGAAAAAAATTGAAAAAGAATTAGTAACATCAAGTAATCCTCCTCCATACGATCATATCATTGTTATGGTTGGCGAAGATCGATATGAAGGATTTAAAAAATGGATGGAGCATTTATCTAAAAGGATGAAGAATCCTAAATATCCAGGATTTGAACATGTTAAATTTGATGTAGAAGTTACACCAAGAGCTGCCGAAACTGGCGGAACTGGAATGAGTTTTACTAAATTACGTAACATTTTAAAAGATCCTAATGCTACTCCAGAACAGCAATTTGCATTATGGTCTCAAGGTTTTGATGTTCAAAAATTAGGGAAAGATTGGATTATGAAATTAATGGATTTCACACGCAAGGGCATGGGTATTCAAGAAAGCATATCTGAAGCACCGATTGAAATGGATCCTTCCGAACCAATGAATCCTATGATTCATAGCCATGACAAAGCCAACCCAGCGAAGTTAAAATATAGAATGATGAGAGCAGCTGGACAAATTAAAGATCTTGCTAGCAGAGTAGACAATGCTAGTCCATACGAATGGCAAAACATGGCCAAACAATTTGACGAACTTAAAATGAATGTAGAACAAATTCGTCATGCCTTAGAAGAACTTGCTAAAGTAAGAAGAAAAGGTGGAATCCGAAGTCGCGGTATTGATCCAATGATTGATAGCGTTGAAGAAGGTTGGAAAAGTAAAACGGCAGGCGCAGCTTTAGCTGCTGCTAATTTATTAGCAAGTCCGGCACAGGCGGCAGAAGAACCAGTCAAACCTATTACTATTGCCTATGTAATGATCGATGGCGAAATGAGGAAATATAATTTAGGTGATAAATTTTCTTCTGCGAAAGAAGCCGAAGAATTTATTAGTAAGGTTTTAGATAAACAAGGATTACAGGGTTATCAACTAGAAATAAAACACGGTTATCCTAAAAAGAAAGAAGTAAAAGAAGGATATGGACGCTATTGGTGTTCCACTGATAAAAAATGGAAAACTCGTAAGGGTCCTAAACAAAAGAGATCATCATGAAAATATCTGATATATTAGAACATAAGAAAAGCCGAAGAGCAAAAGTGTATAATGTCAAACCTAGAAACCCTGTAGCTCATGCTGCACAAAGTGTTATCTCAGGTGCCGGTGCTCATAAAGATATGAAGAAGGCACAAAAACAAGGATATGAAAAACATAAAAAACCAGCAGAAGTAACAGAAGGTTTATTAGATAGATCTAAAAGACAACAAATTATTCAATTCTTAGCTAAAAAGATGGACTGGGAAATAAACTATCTTGAACTTGCTAGTGATGCTGAATTAATTTCATGGTATAAAAAAGTACAGGCAGGAAAGGATCCTATGAAAGAATCAGGTTTTGGACGTGATGCTTATCAAAGAGATTACGATAGTAGCGTAAGCGGATTTGGACGTAGAAATAGAGAAGATGATTGGGACGAGGGCAACACCGAACCACCAAATAACTTTGCTATCTATATCAACGGTAAAAAATGGAAAGTGTTTCCTGGTCAAGGAACATACGCAGACGATCACAGAGAAATGGCTCAGCTTCGTAGATTGCAAGACATGTGCCGTAAGAAAACTGAACAGACTGGCAAGAAATGGGAAGTTTCTCGTACAGGCGAACCAGCCACAGCATAATGGATTTATCTGAACTAAAACGTCTTGCAGGTATTACCGAATTTAAAGGTTATCAACCTTACGACGGCAGCAACATAAGTATTACTGGAAACGAAAAAGGCGAACTTATGAAACAACATAATATTAAACCAGGTACTCCGGAATGGTTTCAATTATGGTTCAGTCTTCCTTATCTAACCGGAGAAAAACCTGTAGGAAAATAAAATGATTACAATATCACCATCAGCAAAAATAAAAATTCAAGATTTGCTTTCTGAAGAGGGAAACCCTAATTTAAAACTTCGTACCTTTGTACAAGGTGGCGGATGTAGTGGATTTAGTTACGGCTTTACCTTTGACGACGAACAAAACGAAGATGACTTTGAATTTGATTGCGGTGCATGGAAAGTATTAGTTGACGCAATGAGTATGCAATATCTACACGGTGCAGAGATAGATTATAAAGAAGAATTAATGGGATCAAGTTTTACTATCAAAAATCCTAATGCAGTAACAACCTGCGGTTGTGGAAGTAGTTTTGCAGTATGAACGAGTATCCTGTTTATCCACCACAAGAAGGCGAATGGGATCGTCCTCTAAATCCATATAGTCCAGTATGAGAGCAGAAGAGTTTAGTTTACCCAAAGGAATGAAAGTCTATGTTGATATGGACGGAGTCCTTGCTGATCTTTTTAATCATGTAGGAGGTTTACATGATGTAGAGCACTACAATAAAATGACAAAAGATCAATGGGAAACATTTTTTAAAGACTCTAATGCCTATGAATTATTTCGTGACCTTCCGGCATTTTCTACTGCTAATAAACTTTTAAGCATAGTAGTTGATTATGCAGGTGGTTATAATATTTTAAGCAGCCCATTAAACTTTGATAAAGAAGGAAGCATTAGAGGTAAACGTGAATGGCTGAAAAAACATATTCATGTTCCTGCTGACAAAATTATATTCGAACACGAAAAATACAAATATGCAAAAAATGCTGACGGTACTCCTAATATTCTTATTGACGATTACGGTGTAAACATTCGTGCTTGGCAACAAGCGGGCGGTATTGCTATTAAGTATCAAGCAGACGAAGATAGTTTATCTAAAGTCTTTTCTGCATTAAAAACTGCTGCTAAGGGAGAAGTTGACGAGGGATGGAAGGACTGGGCAGCAGCCGGGGCACTAGGAACTGCAATGGCATTCGGTGCTCCTAGTGATGCTAATGCTAAACATTCTAAACCGGATGTTATTCAACAGGTATCTAAAAAAGATATTGCAAAAAGCGTAACCGGTAATCCCCACGAAGTCTACTTAAAAAAGGCTGCTGAAAAAGCAGGTATAGTAGGTCACGAGCTTACAGCGTTTTTAGCACAATGCGCTCACGAAACTTTAGATTTTAAACACATGAAAGAAATAGGCGGATCATTAGACTTTCGAAAATATGATCCTAAATATGCTCCTAAAAAAGCAAAAGCATTGGGTAATAAAAATGTTGGAGACGGAGCAAAATATAAAGGTCGCGGATACATACAGCTGACAGGTCGAGACAATTATAAGAAAGCAGGCCAAGCATTAGGATTGCCGTTAGAGCAAAAACCCGAACTTGTAGAAAAACCAGAAATTGCTGCTAAAGTAGCAGTTTGGTATTGGAAAAATAGAGTAGCACCAAAAATTGATAGTTTTAAAGATACTAAAGCGGTTACTAAAACTATCAATCCCGGGCTTAAACATTTAGACTCTAGAAAAGAAAAGCATCAGGCTTTCCAGGTAGCAATGAGATGAGAGCTAAAGAGTTTGTTATAGAAAACTTTGCTGACGGAAAAGTTAAAGGAAAAAGCCGCCCCGGAAGAGTAAAACGTTCAGGGGCTAGTTGTTCTGGTTCAGTTACTGATCTACGCAAACGTGCAAAAAATGCATCGGGTGAGAAATCTAAAATGTATCACTGGTGTGCAAATATGAAAAGCGGAAAGAATAAATAATATATTATGAAAATACGTGATATTTTAGAATCAGCTACAGCAGGAGCAACATCATCGGCTAATATCGGCACGGTTGTTAGCCCTCATATTGCTATAGGAAAAGATCGTGGAAATAAAAGCTACACAGGTAGCCCAGGCAAATCTGGTACAAAAGCACCAGCAGTTCCTAAAGTAAAACAAGCAAAAAATAAGGACGGTACAGCTAAAAATGCCCTAGATATGAAAACTAATATCTTCGGTGGCGGCTCTGCCATAAAAAGATAAATATATTATAGGATCTTTATACAGGATACAAGGACTCAAACATGGACTTCAAATCATTACTTACTAAAATTCATAGCTTAAACGATCAAGTTGATCTACCAAAAGCTCCAGAATTACCAAAAGCTGTTCAGCTTAACGAAGATGCACAATTACGTGTGCTAGCAGGTACTTCATCATATATTGCAGAAGCTAAGAAAAAAGCTGATGAAAAGATGGATGAAGTTTTTGATGCCGATGCTAAAGTAGGCGACAAGAAAAAAACAGCTAGTGGCGGTACAGCAGAAAAAACTAAAACTGGTTTGAAACATACAGCGGGTGATCGCTATAGTGGAAAACAAGCTGAAAAAGAAGATAAGAAAAAGAAAGACGAGTCTATTGATCCTGAGTTCAAGTCTAAATTTAGTAAGATGGTTGAAGCTGCAAAGGGTAAGCCAGATTTTGCAGACATCGACGGTGACGGTGACAAAAAAGAACCAATGAAGAAAGCTGCTAAAGATAAAAAGAAAGGCGGCGACAAGAAAGATGGCAAGAAAGGTATGAGTGCTAAACAAGCAAAATACTTTGGTAAGAAAAACGAATCTGTAAAAACTTCTAAGAAAGTAGTTGCAGAATCAGTTGAAACAAAACTATCTTTCAAAGACATGGTAAAACTAGTACAAGAAAGCGGCGGTCAACAACAAATTGATCCAAAAGACAAAGAATTATTTGCCTGGGCTGAGCGTGTTGCTAAATCTAAACTAGGTGAAGGAATGAAAGCAGATCTATATGCCGGGCTAGTATATGAAAGAATGGGCGGTGTATTTGAAATGTATGATGTGTTATCCGAAGCACAAAAGTAATTTTACCAAAAGGTAAACAAAAGCCAGTCCTGAGTTGACTGGCTTTTTTGTTGGCTATATAATATACTTTTATACACAGGAGAATACTATGGCAAAAATGTATGGTGCAGAAGAAAAAGCCAAACTTGAGAGACTTATCAATGAAGGCGGAAATGTACTTCGTGAAATTGAAGATCTCCAAGAAGGCCTAAAAGAAACCGTTAAAGCCGTAGCAGAAGAGCTGCAAATCAAACCAAGCTGGATCAATAAAGCAATCAAGATTGCACATAAAGATAATTGGAAAGATCACGAAACTGAATGGGACGAAGTTGAAATGATCCTTGGCGTTACTAAACGTTTACCAGAATGATAGAATACTTTAATTCAACCATAGAGTGGATCAAAGATGATTTTAGGAGTTACCGTAGCCGCTTTATTGTCGAGCTTCTTGCTTGGGCTATTAGTATTGGGTGTAGTATCACAATGGCCCTTACGGTCCCTAACCCACCTCTCTTGGTACTTTATCCTATTTGGATCACTGGTTGTGCTATGTACGCTTGGGCTGCTTGGACTAGGAAATCATTTGGTATGCTGGCTAATTACATCTTGCTAACCACTATAGATAGCATAGGTTTAATTAGAATGCTAAGTAATTAAATATAAGTTTAGATGGTAGGCGTGGCCAGAATCCGCACTTTAGGTATTTGCAAGCCAAAAATTGCAAGGAGAAAAAATGAGCTACGTTGACGCATTCTATGATCGCGAAAACGACACAATTCGTGTCGTTGAACGTGATGACAAAGGTCAAAGGCACTATAAAGATTATGCCGCCAAACACCTTTTTTATTACCTTGATCCAAAAGGTAAATTTCAATCAATCAAGGGCGAGCCCCTAAGTCGTGTAAGTTGCAAGAATGTAAAAGAACTTCGCAAAGAACTTGCAATTCATTCAAACAAAAAACTTTACGAATCTGACATTAACCCAATCTATCGCTGTTTAGAAGATCATTATCTAAATATTGATGCTCCAAAATTAAATGTAGCATTTTTTGATATTGAGGTAGACTTTGACCCAGAGCGTGGCTATGCATCACCCGACGATGCATTCATGCCAATTACTGCCATTGCCGTTCATCTACAATGGATGGAAACTATGGTCTGTTTGGCTATTCCTCCAAAAACTATGAATATGGAAGAAGCTGAGAAGGCTGTTGCAGAATTTCCTAACACTATGCTCTTTGAAAATGAAGCAGACATGTTAGATACATTTTTAACCCTTATTGAAGAAGCAGATGTATTAAGTGGTTGGAACTCGGAAGGTTTTGATATTCCATATACCGTTAATCGTGTAATCAAAGTCCTAAGCAAAGAAGATACTCGTCGATTCTGTTTATGGAATCAATATCCAAAAAAGAGAGAATATGAAAAGTTTGGCAAAACTGCTGTTACCTATGACTTGGTTGGGCGTGTTCACGTTGACTCGTTGGAACTATACAGAAAGTACACATACGAAGAAAGACATACATACAGACTGGACGCGATCGGGGAAATGGAAGTAGGCGAGTCTAAGACCGTTTACGAAGGAACACTTGATCAACTTTACAATAACGATTTTCGAAAGTTTATTGAGTATAACCGACAAGATTGTGCATTGTTAGATAAGTTAGATAAAAAATTAAAATTTATCGATCTTGCTAACACCATTGCACATGAAAATACGGTTCTTATTCAAACAACTATGGGTGCTGTTGCTGTTACAGAACAAGCAATTATTAATGAAGCACACAGACGAGGCATGATTGTTCCTAACCGTGTACAACGAGAAGCTGGAGCAGACACACAGGCCGCTGGTGCTTATGTTGCATATCCTAAGAAAGGTATACATGAGTGGATTGGTTCTCTTGATATTAATAGTCTTTATCCTTCTGCTATTAGGGCTTTGAACATGGGACCAGAGACCATTGTTGGTCAACTACGTCCAGATGGAACTAAAGCATACATTGAAGCAGAGATGGCTAAAGGCAAATCATTTGCGGCAGCATGGGAAGGTATTTTTGGTTCTTTAGAATATACTTCTGTAATGGAAAAAGAAGTAGGTCGTGAAATTACCATTGACTGGGAAGGCGGCGGTAGTGATACTCTTAGCGGAGCACAAATTTACGATTTAATTTTTGAAAGTAATCAACCGTGGATGATCTCTGCAAATGGAACTATCTTTACCTACGAAAAAGAAGGTATTATTCCAGGACTGCTTAAGAGATGGTATTCAGAACGTAAAGAAATGCAGGCCAAACTAAAAGAATGTATTCAAGCAGGTAATAAGATTGAAGAAGAATACTGGGACAAACGTCAATTAGTTAAAAAGATTAACTTAAACTCATTATACGGTGCTATTCTTAATCCTGGATGTAGATTCTTTGATAACAGAATTGGTCAATCCACAACTCTTACTGGTAGACAAATTGCCAAACATATGGCAAGTAAAGTAAACGAAATTATCACAGGCGAATTTAACCATGTAGGTAAAGCTATTATCTACGGTGACACAGACTCTTGTTACTTCTCAGCATACACTACGCTGAAGAAGGACATTGAGAAAGGGACCATACCGTGGTCTCGTGAAAATGTAATTGAACTTTATGATACCATAGGAGAAGAAGTAAATGGAACCTTTGCAAAATTTATGTCCGATGTCTTCCACTGCCCAAAAAATCGAGGAGAGGTCATCAAAGCAGGTCGCGAGATTGTTGCTTCCAAAGGACTATTCATTACAAAGAAACGATATGCCGTCCTCTACTACGACAAAGAAGGAAAACGTACAGATGTCGAAGGAAAGCCAGGCAAGATTAAAGCTATGGGGCTTGACCTCAAGCGGTCAGATACCCCGGTTGTTATCCAAGACTTCCTAAGCAAAGTTCTTGAAATGGTCTTAACTGGTCATAGTAAAGAAGAAGTTCTAGAATACATCACAGATTTTAGAACAGAGTTTAAGACTCGACCTGGTTGGGAGAAGGGTTCACCTAAGCGAGCCAACAACATTACAGAATATGCTGCCAAAGAAAAGAAACAAGGTAAGGCTAATATGCCCGGACACGTTCGTGCTAGTCTTAATTGGAATACTCTCAAGAGAATGTTTGACGACAAATACTCAATGAACATCGTTGATGGCGCAAAAGTCATTGTTTGTAAAATCAAAGATAATCCGATGGCATATACCTCAGTAGCTTATCCAGTAGACGAACTACGTTTGCCACAATGGTTTAAAGATTTACCATTCGATGATGCAACTATGGAAACTACCGTGATTGATGAAAAACTAGAAAACTTAATTGGAGTACTAGAATGGGACATCAGTCAAACTAGAAGTGACAATACATTTAACAAATTGTTTGATTTTGAATGATTTCAGGGTTGATTTTTTCTCAAAATCTAAATATAATCTTAATATACATGGAGACTCTCTAAATGAAAGATATTTTACAAGACATCGTATCACATACGCAAAATCTAGGTTTTTTAACTACCGTTAAAGTAACAGGTACAGAAGAAAAGACTACAATTAATTCAATGGCAGACGATCGTTCTGTTATTATGGAAGCAGAAACTTCTAATCCATACCCAGATATGGTTGGTGTTTTTGGCATGCCTCAACTTAATAAACTCAAATACCTATTAGACGGTTCAGAATATAAAGATGATGCTAAAATCACTATTACAACTGCTGAAAGAAATGGTGAAACTATTCCGGTAGGAATTCACTTTGAAAATAAAGACGGTGACTTCCGTAATGATTATCGCTTTATGAATCAAGAAATTATTAACGAAAAGATGAAAACCGTTAAGTTTCGTGGTGTTAAGTGGGATGTTGAACTAGAACCAAGTGTTGCCGCAGTACAGCGTTTCAACTTCCAAGCAGGTGCTAACAACGAACACCCAACATTCTTAGCAAAGACAGATGGCGGTAACTTAAAGTTTATCTTTGGTGATGCAAGCACACACGGCGGTGAGTTTATTTTTGCACAAAACGTTGCGGGTAAACTGGATCGCGGTTGGACTTGGCCAGTGCTACCAATCTTGAGCATTCTTAAGATTGCCGATGTTAACAACACTAAGATGAGTTTGAGTAACGAAGGTGCTATCCAGATTACTCTAGACAGCGGTTTGGCAACATACAAATACATTATTCCAGCACAGGCGGCCTAATGATTAATAACGTTAATAGTTCCAGCAAACATATGTATGCCGCAGGGGGAAGTTCGCTTCCCTATGTGTCAATGAATCATAATAATCCTTCACAAGGCATGTTGAGATTAAACGGTTCCGATATGGAAGTGTTTGATGGCAATTCTTGGATGAAAATTTATGCAGGATCTGCAAACGTAGGCCTAAATAATGAAGCAGAAAAGGCCATTGACTGGGCTATTAAACGTATGAAGCAGGAAGAAGAATGGTACAAGTTGGCCACAACTAATAAAGCAGTCCGTATAGCATTAGACCAACTAGAACAGGCAAAGACAAGATTAGAACTTACATCAATACTAGCGAGAGAAAATGAAGAAACAACCACCAGTTGATTTAACACCACTACAAAAGGACTATGCGGTATACTTACCAGCTATTAGTTCTTTCTATTCTACATACGTTGCAAAACAACGTTTAGAAAAATTTATTCCAGATGACCGCATTCCTAAAGACTTTGATCGCGGTATTGAAGGTATGAATTTTTTAAATCCCGAACAAGGATATTTTTATTATAAATTTGCCTTGTATTCAGCGGGTCATGCTCAATTAGACATTACTAAGTCTATGACGCAAGAATCTATGATTCAACAGCGTGATCGTTCAAAGACAATGATCTTAGGAGATTCAGGCGGTTATCAGATCGGTAAAGGTGTTATTAAGTTTGACTGGCAAAACTTTGAAGGTACTGAAGCAAATAAAACTCGCGAAAAGATTTTAACTTGGTTAGACGTAACTGCTGATTGGTCAATGATGCTAGACGTTCCGACATGGGCTTGTGATCACATTCACAGCCCAAAGACAGGATTAAAATCGTTTGAAGATTGTTTAGAAAAGACTCGTTTTAATAACGAATACTTTATTCAAAATCGTTTAGGTGCCAAAGAAGGCGGCACTAAGCTATTAAATGTTTTACAAGGTAGCAACTGGGAAAACGCAGAAGCGTGGTACCAGGGTGTAAAAGAATATTCCGATACAAACAAGTATGGAGACAAAGCCGCAGAAGGTTGGGCTATGGGTGGTGCTAATATGTGCAAAATGCCTATTACACTACGCAGACTAATCACTATGCGTTTTGATGGTATGCTAGAAGGCAAGGATTGGATGCACTTCTTGGGTACCGCACAGCTGGATTGGGCTTGTTACTTAACAAGCATTCAACGTCAAATTAGAAAACACGTAAATGAAAACTTCACAATTTCCTTTGACTGCGCTTCACCTTTCATCGCAACAGCTCACGGATTGGTATATACTAACGCCCAACATACCAATAAGCGATTCAGTGTTATCATGGATAAAGCCCCGGACAATAAGGGTCTTGCCGGACGGCACGATATACCTTTTCCTTTCGAGTCCGATTTTGGTAGGAGACTTACGGTCGCGGATATCTGCCACTATGCTCCAGGAATGTTAAACAAGATTGGCAAGGAAGGTAAAACTAGTTGGGATAGTTTTGCTTATGCTCTAATGATGGGTCATAATGTTGAATGTCATATTCGTGCTGTTCAACGTGCAAACAATCTTGCAGATATTGAATACGCTAGTTACAAACCAGATTGGAGACACTGGCGTAAAGTAAAAGACAACGATAAGAGCGATGAACGTTCGGAATGGGTACCTCGTAATATTTTGTACTTTAATCAGTTTGTTGAAGAATTGTTTGCTCTTAAAACTAAAGATGAAGCATTTACTATGATTGCAGAAGCTGAACGACTTGGTTTCTTACAGAACTTAGAAGGTGCTCGACTACGTGGCGGTGTTACTAACATTGCAGATACATTGTTCTATGAAGAATCAGAAGATGAAACTTCTTGGACTGATGATAGAGAAGACGAAGCATTAGATAATCTTAAAGTTGAATAAGGAGTTTTTATGTACGAAAATAGAATTAAACATTTAGAAGAAGCACATCGAGTGTTGAATAAACAAATCGACACGCTAGAAAAAAATGGGCTATTTGAAGACTTAAGACTAGAAGAATTAAAAAAACAAAGATTATTTTTAAAAGATGAAATTGTTTTATTGCAGGCTAAACAAGCAGGTCTAGAAGAATGAAATGTACATATTGTAAAGAAGACGTTCAACCAAATTGTACTTGGAATCAAGGAAGATGTCCTCATCAATCTGTGGTTAACCAAATTCTTGTTGACAATTACAAAGCAAGATATTATAATTTACTTACGTCAATTAAAAATCTTTTTAAAAAATGAAACGTGATTACTCCACTGGTGTTGAAAACAACATCACCTTCTTTACAGGAGTCGAAATTGAAAAGACTCCTGCCTTTGGAATGAAAACTCTTTTTGTTGTAGGCGTTCATGATCCATATGTTATTATGGAACTTGCTCGTAATAACGACTGCAAACATATCTATTTTGGTGCTAACCAAAGTTTTAAAACTAACGGCGTCAATGATGTTGAAACCTGGCGTCCTTGGGAAGATATGATCTATGTATGCTTAGACGCCGAAGACGGTTTCTGGTGTACTCTTGATTTTGATGTCAGCGAAACGGAAGGATTGCTTGAAAGCGGTCTTACCGAAAAACGTAGATTTATTCCGCAGATCAGTGTAAAATTACCTTATATTAATCAACTAGGTTATAACGCCACTCTTAAAATCGACGACAAAGATTTTTCAGCAACTAATCCTGGGGTATGGTGTCATAACCTACAGGACCTTCTGGGAAGAGATCGCTTCACAGATTGGGATCAATATGGCAAGGATGAAATTATTAAATGAGTACTGGACAAGTATCAGCAGGCTACGCCATTGGCCAAAAGTCAATCGCAAGAACACCTGGTTACGGATTGAATAAAATTAAAAAGGCAAGAAAGAAAGAAATGAAACTAACTTTAAAACAACGTTTTCGCAACTGGTTAATGGACCATCAAGACGATATCGAAGCAGATCGTGGTATCTATGTTGAAGAAGATAAACTATCTTCCGAAGGTATGCGACTACAGATTTATAAAGCAAGTGGTGGATACGTTGTAGAAACTCGTAGTTATGATCGTAATAGAGATCGTAATCAAAATACTATGCATGTTATTACAGAAGCAGAAGATTTAGGTGATCGTTTAGCAAAAATTATTATGATGGAGGCTTTGCAAAGATGAGAGTTAAAAAAGAATTTGTTGTACATGAAAATCCCGGCTTTCGTTTAAAGGTTGTAGCAAACGAATGTATTGCTCCAAAAGGTCTTATTAGTTTAGACTTTGTGCAAGAAAGCCTAAATAAACAAGGTAAAGTTGATACTTCAAGTATCTATAACTTTAATATGACCAGAGATGAAATTAAAGAGCTGTGCGACGGCTTGATGCAAATATGATTATCAAACAAGACATTCGTCCTAACAAAATGATTTGGGTTACCTTTCAAAAAGAAGGTATGCACAAATATCCCGCAGCACTTACAGATCCTAACCTAGCAACAGGTGATGAATATGATGTAAGTTTCCTAGGCTATCCACATCGACATATCTTCCATTTTAAGGTATGGATTGGTGTTACTCACAATGACCGCGATATTGAGTTTATTCAATTTAAACGTTGGTTGCAAAATCTCTACGCAGATGCTACACTGAGTTTAGATTTTAAAAGTTGCGAAATGATGTCAGATGATTTATATGACATGATTAGCAAAAAGTATCCCGACCGTGAGGTTTGGATTGAGGTCTCCGAAGACGGAGAAAATGGTAGTTTCATCAAGTACTAAAGGAAAGCTATAATGGCTCGTAATTATAAGGATTATTCCTATTTTGAAAACCGCCCGGACGTTGTAAAAGTTTGGGATGATCTAGAAGCATACTACGACTGGTGTCGCTTCGAACTTCGCAATTTTGATCCAGCGGAGTTGTATCGTAAAGATGCACCTAATTATGGTGCATACTTGGCAAGTAAGCGACCACGTCGACCTTACCAAGGAAATAAACCAAGATTCGAAGGTCGTAACTACGACAATCGAAATTACGATCGCAGGGGTCGTTAATATGGCAAGGGTTTTCCTCGTTGACCTTGAAGCAGTAGAAACTCGCTATACAGGCGAGTGGAAAACCCATTTACCTTCACTTCTTCGAAAGGCAGGTCACAATGTTCAAATTATATCTGGTCCTACGGACATTCCTAGTGCCACTACTCCTGGCGCCTTTCTTAATTTTGGCGGGACTAATATCTATAAGTCTAGCCAAGTTGAGCAGATGGGGCGTTTATTTTGTAACGGAGCCGTTCATCCCGGCGATCACTTTTTGTTTACTGATGCTTGGCATCCTGGTATCATAAATTTAAAGTACATGAGTGAGTTATTGAACATTCCAGTAACCACACATGGCTTATGGCATGCTGGGTCATACGATCCTCAAGACTTTCTAGGCAGACTCATCGGCGATGCTCCCTGGGTTAGACACGCTGAGAAAAGTTTCTTTCATGCGTTCGACCACAACTACTTTGCTACTCAATTTCATATCGAAATGTTTAATAAGAATTTGTTTGGCGGTATGTACGGACCAGAAAATTATTATAAAATGACTCGTACTGGTTGGCCAATGGAGTATATGGAAGATACTTTATTGCAATATAAAGGAATGGCTAAAAAAGATCTAATCCTTTTTCCTCATCGTATTGCTCCTGAAAAACAAGTTGACATTTTTAATGATCTTAAAGAGCAGTTACCGCAGTATGAATTTGTTGTTTGTCAAGAACGCCAACTAACCAAAAACGAATATCATAATTTCTTAGGAGAAGCTAAACTTGTGTTTAGTGCTAACCTGCAAGAAACACTAGGTATTAGTTGGTATGAAGGTGCAATTGTTGATGCAATACCTATGGTTCCAGATCGTTTAAGTTACAGCGAAATGTCAATGGAGGATTTCAAATATCCTAGCGAATGGACAGAATCATTTGACAGCTATAAAAAATACAGAAGTGCTGTTGTAGATCGAGTTATTCACTATATGGAAAATTATAAATCTTATCTACCTCGCCTAAATAAACAAGTAACAAAACTAAAAGAAAACTATTTTAGTTGCGATAACCTATTAGATATGTTAAAATAACTAATATGTCATCCACGACATTAACTCGGAGAAATTTAATTGACAGATAAAAAAGAAACAGCCCTGGACGCAATGGCAGGGAACGGTGGTTACGAAGAAGCATACTTAGGCGATCATCTTCGTTTTAAAATGAAACGTGAGGGCAAACGCTTTTGGGCTGGCGATAATATCAGCGACTTTTTACACGAAGGCGATAAAGAACGACTAATTGACGAAGCAACAGAGGCATTTGAACTAGTGCTTGATCGGTTGCTAATTGATCGTGAAAACGATCCTAATAGTAAAGGCACAGCACGTCGCCTTGCTAAGATGTATTTTAACGAAATAATGGCAGGAAGATATGACCCAAAACCATCAGCAACAGCGTTTCCAAATGACTCGGAGGACCGTTACGAAGGTATGTTGGTTGTTCGTAGCGAGCTTCGCAGTATGTGTAGCCATCATCACCAACCCGTTACTGGCGTTGCTTATATTGGTATTATTGCTGCCCAAAAGCTCATCGGACTCAGCAAATACACAAGAATCGCCCAGTGGTGTGCCCGACGTGGTACTCTCCAGGAGGAACTTGCTAATGACATTGCTCGGGAGATCGAAAAAGCCACAGAAGCTAGAGACCTAGGCGTTTATATTCAAGCAGTACACGGATGCTGTGAGAATCGTGGTATTATGGCACATTCTAGTCTTACACAGACCACCGTACTCAAAGGTGCGTTTAAAGATGATCCTGGTACAAAGAAAGAATTCTTTGATAACATTAAACTACAACAGGAGTTTGCCCCAAGATGAATTCAGTAGACATGGCTAACGATTTAATTAATCGTGCAAGAAATTTAAAGAAATTTGAAGTAAAACGTATGTTAGAAGAAGGAATCCTGTTTAACGGTAGTGTTCCTTTTGATATCAAAGGTAAAGATGATTGTTTTTGGATCTATGCTTATGCTGTTACACAAGAAGAAGCAGAAGCAAAAGTAGACGCATGGTTAAAGGATCGCACATGAAATGGTTTCTTAATCTTTTAGAAGGTATGGGTCGTAAACGTATCGTTATGGATCGAGAAGTAAACGAACCATATTTAGAACGTTACTATCTTTTTCTAAAAGATAGAGATCGTTTTCCATTTAATATCTTTTTACACAAATTCTTAAAAGGTGATCCGGACGATTTACACGATCATCCTTGGCCTTATGCTACACTAATTCTCAAAGGTGGTTACTGGGAAACTACTCCAGAAGGAAGATTCTGGAGAGGTCCTGGTCATTTTAGAACTTGTAGTGCTAATAGCTTTCATCGTGTTGAATTAGAACCAGGTGTTGAGTGCTGGACTATTTTTATGCCTGGTCCTAAACAACGCGATTGGGGTTTTGATGTTAACGGTAAATGGATACAACATGAAGAGTATCTAAAGGAGAGATATGAAAAAGCTCATAATCAACCAGCATGAAATGACAGGGTTGGTTTCAAAAATTGGAAGAAATATTGCAACAGGATATTGGAAGCCAGATTATATTGTTGGCCTAACTCGCGGTGGCCTTATTCCCGCTGTATTGTTGAGTCATTATCTTAATGTACCAATGTGGACTTTAAATGTTAGTTTAAGAGATGGCAGCGGTGGAGAAAGCAATATGTGGATGGCAGAAGATGCACTTGGTCCTCCAACTAAGGATCGTATAATTGACGATGCTAACGACATTGGAAGTATTTTAGATGTAGCTAGTGGTTTGTTAGAAGACGGGGCTACTTACAAAAATATTTTAATTGTAGACGATATAAACGATAGTGGCGCTACCTTTAATTGGATTATGGATGATTGGCGCTCTAGTTGTTTTCCAGGAGACGACTCGTGGAACGAAGTTTGGAACGAAAATGTTAAATTTGCTGTTTTAGTTGATAATCTTGCTAGTAAGTGTAATGTAAAAATGGATTTTGTTGGCATGGAAATTAACAAAGCAGAAGAGGATGTATGGGTTGATTTTCCTTGGGAAGAGTGGTGGTCAAAATGAAACACGAACATAAAGTATTTCCGTCGGAGCCTGATTTTATTGAAGATTCAAAAGCACCGTGGACCGAACTTGTAGAGGAAGACTATCATGTTAGAGTATTTAGAGATAAGTATCCTGTTACTGATGGCCATCTTCTTTTTGTGCCTAAATACAATACTATTGATGTGCTAATGGATTGTTTTGAAGATGCAGTTAAAGATGGAATTAAACGTGTAGGCACCGGAGAATGGGATGGGTTTAATATTGGTCTTAACTATGGCCAATCAGCAGGACAAACGGTTCCGTGGCCTCATGTACATTTAATTCCAAGACGAACAGGCGATATGGAAGATCCCACTGGTGGGGTTAGACACGTTATTCCAGAACGAGGTAATTATAGGAAGTGGTAATGTCAAGATCGTTGTTTATTGGAGATAGTCATACTTGTGGATACCATAGTATTCCTGGAAAAATTGGTCCAGGAAGTTTTTCTTACTGGAATGAAAATAATTACGGAGAAATTTATTCGTCCGAACTAAACAAACCTGCGGCTATATATGCAATGGCAGGTGTAAACAATCGTGTGTATACAGACTGGTTAAAATCGATGTTTGAAGAATATAACGACATTGATGAAGTATTTCTATGTGTAGCACCTTTAAATCGTTTTACAATAGGATTTGATAATGAATTATCCGACGATGTTATTCCTGTAGATCATTTTAAATTAAAATGTGATAGTGATAATTCTTTAATTTCTAGATACGTTGACAATACGGTAGTTAAAGACAAACTTCAATTATTCAATAAACCCACATACGACGATTATTCAAAATTTCCCGGTATGAATTTATCTGCTGAGAAAGGATTATTAGAACCTGATCTAAGAAAAAATACTTATATGCAGGTTAAATTATTTTTTGAATTAAACTCTTTTTTAGAAAAAAGAGATTTTGGTTTACAAATCTTTGCCTGGGATAGAATTTGTTTTGAAAACAATGCTAAATTATATCTTTTTAATTTTACAGAAAGATTGAAATTTCCCGATGTTTATAACTACTACGGACAATTAAAAGCTACAACATTAGCACCTAAGACCGTTGAAAAATTCTTTTTAGATAAAAATATTGACCATACAAAATATTTTATCGAAGACAACGAACATTATAATAAAGATTATCACACTCTCATTGCTACTAAATATCTACCCTGGTTGAAAGCACTATGAGAATTTTAATTGCCGGTGATAGTTTTGCCGCTAAGTGGCCAAATGCCTCTATTGGTTGGGTTGATTTATTGGCTAAAGAACACGAAGTTACAAATGTAGCTCAAGCTGGCGTAGGCGAATACAAAATATATAAACAAATTGAAACTATTAACCAACACCTGTATGATTGTATAATTGTTAGTCATACCAGTCCTAGTAGAATACATACTCCAAATCATCCAATTCATAAAACTGGATTTCATAAAGATTGTGATTTAATTTTAACCGACATAAACGAAAATTTTTCTTTGTTTGATGGTAATTTAAAAACTGCTCAAGGATGGTTCAAATATCACTACGACGACGAGTATCAATTAGATGTTTATCGGTTGTTAAGAAAAGAAATTAATAGTATAATAACAATTCCTTATATAAGTTTATCTCATATTGAAATTTTAAAAAAACTATCAATAGAAAAAAATCATTTTGATTTTAGTAGACTTTGGAGTTCGGAAAGAGGTTTAATTAATCATTATACTGAAAAAGGAAATAAAGTTATTTTTGAATTGCTGTCACAATTTTTAAGGAACAAAGAATATGGTTAAAGCAGGAACACTTTGGGGTACCTATAATGATAGAAAAAAATTTCGTGTTATTAGTGTAACCGAAATCGATGATCATACTTGGGTGTATTATCGATTAGATAACTGCAATCCTAATATAGCAGAATGTCAGGAATGGAGTTGTTACATTGAAAGTTTTCTTCAACGATTTAATCCATTACCAGAATGAATGTTATTACTATACCGTGGCGTAATCAAGGTGATGTTTGGTGGAGTGGAACCTGTGCTAGTGTTCTCGAACACTTTGGACTACCCGGCGGTCGATACACAACAGAAGTAAGCGAAGAATGTATGAAATTCTTTTTTAAAAATGAACACGATGCTCTAATGTGTAAAATTTTAGTAAGTCACGCTTTATGAAATTTGATAAAATTGTTGCAGCATTAATAATAATAGTTGGCCTTGGAATTCTTGTATTATTAGATTTTCCTCGACAACGAGTATACGACTGCGGCATGGCCGAATGGCATCCAGATATTCCTGCAGAAGTTCGAGATGCGTGTAGAAAATTAAGATACGATCATTGGAAGCAAGAACAAAGGGATAGAAATGAAAGAAAAAATGAAGAGCGCATACATGAAGGCCGCTCAATTATTCTCCGAGCTTAGTCATGCACAAAGATTACATGTTGGTGCTATTGTAGTCAAAGATGATAGAATTATCAGTATTGGCTATAATGGTATGCCGGCTGGTTGGGAAAATAACTGCGAATATAGAGATTATGACACCGGAGCAGGCGGATGGCTGAGTCCCGACGAATTTCTTTCTAAATATCCATACGAAGAATGGAATGAAGAAGCAGGATGTAACGTTCATTTTGGATTAAAAACTAAACCCGAGGTATTACATGCAGAAACAAATGCAATTGCCAAATTGGCTAAAAGTACTGAGTCTGGTGCGAATGCTACTATGTTTGTTACTCATAGTCCTTGCCTTGATTGTGCCAAACTCATTTATCAAAGCGGGATTAATAGTGTTTTCTATCGCGAATCTTATCGTAATGATGATGGAATTAAATTTCTTGAAAAATCCGGAGTAAAAGTTGAAAAGTTGGACATTAACGATTAACGAAGATGGAATATTACCATTGCCTCAAGATTTACTAAATGAGATGGGTTGGAAAGAAGGCGATACTATAAATTGGATTGATAATAAAGACGGAACATGGAGTTTGGTCAAAGAGGACTTGACAAATTTCATATATAAAGGTATAATAAACAATGAGCAAAATTAAAATCGCAGAGCTATTTTATAGCATTCAAGGTGAAGGACGCTTTATGGGTGTGCCTTCTGTTTTCTTACGTACATTTGGTTGTAACTTTAAATGTGCAGGCTTTGGTATGCCAAAGGGCGAACTAAGTGCAGAAGTTGAAGATATTGCTATCCAGCACGAAAGAAAACCTTATACAAAATACGAAGAACTTCCGCTTGTTAGCACAGGCTGTGATAGTTACGCTAGTTGGGATCCTCGTTTTAAAGATCTTAGTCCTATGCTTACAACAGATGGTATTGCAGAACGTATCTGCGAAATCCTTCCATTTAATCAGTGGCAGGACGAACACTTGGTCATTACAGGCGGCGAGCCGTTACTAGGTTGGCAACGTGCTTATCCAGATCTGTTGCGCCATCCTAAGATGGCTGGTTTAAAAGAGATTACCTTTGAAACTAATGGTACTCAAAAACTAACGCCAGAGTTTAAAGAATTTCTTTCTATCGAATGGTTGATGCCGCATCCAGAATATAATAAAGAAATTACATTTAGTGTAAGTGCTAAACTAAGTTGTTCCGGTGAAGAACGCAGTGAAGCTATTCGTCCAGACATTGTATGTGAATATGAGGAGGTTGGCTACACTTACCTTAAGTTTGTAGTAGCGACAGAAGAAGATGCAGAAGAAGCAATTGAAACAGCAGACATTTACAGAGCCGAAGGGTTTACAGGACCCGTATATCTTATGCCAGTTGGTGGGGTGGAGTCTGTTTATACTCTTAATAATCGTAGGGTCGCTGAACTAGCGATGAAAAATGGCTTGCGCTATAGTGATAGACTACAAGTACCATTATTTAAAAATGAGTGGGGAACTTAATGAAATTTATTAAAAAATTATTTGGTTTAGATAAAATCGAAGCCAACATTGAAGAAGCAAGATTAGCACTTGAACAGGCTAACAAATTAAAAGAAGAAGCCGAAAATAGCCTAAAAGAAATTGCTCAAGAACAAGAATTGGCTAAATTGAGTCCAAAAGATCGTGCTACTCGAAAGAAAGAACCATGGGTAGGCGTGTTAAATACACATATAAACAAAGACAATGTTCGTAACGGTTTTTTTGAACTTGACTGGAATGAACATTTTGTGCTACAATTAAAGCAAGAAGGTTATGGTGCTGACGGTGATTTGGACGAAGAAATTGTCGATCGTTGGTTCCGTGAACTATGTGCTAATGTTGTTGTTGACGGTGATTACGGTGGTCCTTTACAAACAGGGACTTTGGACATACAGAGTGTAAAAAGAAATAATAAATGACCTACATTTTAGTTGATACTGCGAATACTTTTTTTCGCGCACGGCATGTGATCAACGGCGATGCTGATATTAAACTTGGCATGGCTTTTCATATAACTTTAAATTCAATTCGTAAAGCCTGGCAGCAGTTTAACGGCAGTCACGTTATTTTCTGCTTAGAAGGTCGTAGCTGGCGCAAAGATTTTTACGCCCCCTACAAAAGAAATCGTGCAGAAGCTCGTGCGGCACACAGCGAAAAAGAACAAGAAGAAGATACACTATTTTGGGAAGCATTTGATACCTTTAAAGAATTCATTAAAGATAAAACAAATTGCACCGTTATGCATCATCCGCAATTAGAAGCAGATGATTTAATTGCAGGCTGGATTCAAAATCATCCAGATGATAACCATGTTATTATTTCTACAGATACCGATTTTGCACAACTTATTGCACCCAATGTGAAACAATATAACGGTGTAATGGAAATGACTATTACACATGAGGGGTATTTTGATGACAAAGGTAAGCCCATTGTTGACAAAAAAACTAAAGAAGCTAAAGCAGCACCCAATCCAGAATGGCAACTATTTGAAAAATGTATGCGTGGTGATACCAGTGATAATGTCTTCTCAGCGTATCCAGGTGTGCGTACTAAAGGCACAAGCAAAAAAGTGGGTCTTGCTGAAGCGTTCGAAGATCGTAAAACCAAAGGATTTGCGTGGAACAATCTCATGCTTCAGAGATGGACTGACCACGAAGGCAAAGAACACAGAGTTTTGGAAGACTATGAGAGAAATCGGCGACTAATCGATTTGTCTTATCAACCAGAAGAAATTAAAAAAATTATTGTAGAAACAATTAATACTGCTACAACTGCTAACAAAAATGTTAATCAAGTTGGAATTAGATTAATGAAATTTTGTCATCTCTACGATTTGAAAAAAATTGCAGAGCAGGCACAATCTTATGCGGAGCCATTAAATGCTAGATACAACTATGATGAAACTAGAGTTTTGTCAGTATGAAAATACTTGTGAAAACAAGTCAGCAACATGTTGGGAGAATCACATGACAGAGATACACGCTAAACCAATCATTAAAGATAAATTTTGGATTGTTGAAAAGGACGGAGAAAAATTTGCAACTCTTCGAAAGATTGAAGACGAGCGATTTGTACTTAGTAATGAAACAGGTATTAAAATTTATGATAATAAAGAAAGCCTGACGAAACAATTTGGCAAAGATTTCTTTGTTGCTAAAATTGTTAAAGAAGCCAATGGTTCATTACCAAATGAAGTTCATGGCTATTCAACTAGTGTTGAACCTCATAATGCTATGTTCGACATCAAACGTAAACTACCGTTGTTCACAAAAAGTAAAGATAGTAAAAGTTTATATTGTGCCGGATACTATGTCATCCGTTTCGATAAAGGTTGGGTAAAATCATTTTGTCCAAAAATGATTACTTTACAAAGATATGATTTTAAAGGTCCATTTAAAACAGAAATGGAAATGAAACAGGTATTATCAAATGTCAGCAAATAATATACCAGATAAATTACCTAGTGTTGAAAGGCTTATTCAACGATTAAATGTAGCAGAAAAAAGTCAACAGAAAGATATACGTATATCTATTCAAGAAGGAAAAGAGCTAGTACAAGAACTAGCTATTATAACGACTAAATTAGGTTCTACGGTTGCCGAAATTCGCGATTTATTGAAAGAAATTAAAGAATCAACCACTCAAATCGATGTAAAGTTTGACGGCGGAACGTTCTAAAGGTGATAAATATATACGTGGTTAATTAGGAACACGTATATAATGAGTAGACCAAAACCGAAGATAATACTCGAATATGCCAATAAAGAAAACTACAAGGTTGAACAGATTCTTGAAAGTGAAGCTATATGGGCAGTATTCTACAAAGGCCAGCCTTTTAATTTAAAGAGCGGAAGCCTGTTGGCTAGCTATCCTGGACCAAAATACAAAAAGGTTAGTTTTTCAAATCCAGGCCATGCACACAATCTAGCAAAAAAATTAAACAAACTTTTTAAAACAACAGATTTTGCAGTATATAAATTAACACAAGGTGAACCGATAAAATGACTTATACCAAGAATACCTATACTGCGGTGTTCTTGAAAGCGGCAAATAAAGAAGTAGACGACCGCACATTTGATCAATTAAAAACAAGTTGGTGGTACAACTTGCGCACAAAAAACGAAGGCGGACTACGCCTCACAGAAGAAGGTCTTAGATTTATTCAAGAAGAAGCAGACATAAAGACCTATAGTATAAAAATTCCCAAAGAAATTAAAATAACACCCCAAATACTAGTTTGGTTAGATAACTTTATTCATGCCCCGTGGTATCTTGAAAAACATACGTTATCGGTGTTATCCGAAAAAGCAGCATTTGAACTTTATCTATTTTCCGGCGATGTTATGAAAATGGGATATTCAAAAGCTATGAGCAAACGATTAAACGCAGATTGAAATTTTCATTTCAATTCTGTATAATATTATAAACTACTACTATAAATATCACGTATGAATGATCTTAATCCGTTAGACGTTTTGAACACTAGAAAACTTACTAGGATTCCGCCACATTTTTTAAAAATGAAATTAAGCGAAAGAGATGTTTATAATAACGAATTAGATGATTGGATTCGTTCTAAATTAAAAGGAAGATATTGTATTAAACAAATACCGTCTTTTGATGAGAACGGAAATCTAAAAACTTCAACGTATGTTGGATTTGAAGATGAAAAAGAAATGACATTCTTTGCATTAGCCTGTACAAAATTAAGGAGATAACAATGACTGAAGAAAACAAAGATTTGCAAACTACTGCTCCAGCTGCTTCTGCTCCAGAAGCTCCGGCCGCAAACTCTGCAGATTTAAACGTTAGTGACCTTACAGCACTAAAAAGCATTATCGACGTTGCTAGCCAACGTGGAGCATTTAAAGCAAACGAACTAGAAGCAGTTGGTAAAGTTTATAATAGACTTTCAACATTTTTAGATTCTGTTAGCAAAAAGGAACAATAATCATGAGACAAATCAAGCACATCGGAAGAATGAAAAATACTGGAGCGAAAGTAATCACCGTATTTAGAACAATACCGGGCGATTCAGGATCAGCTCTTGTAGTAGGAACAGCAAACTTAACTGATTCCTATCACGATGCTCTGATGGGATTGCTTGAAAGCGACCAGGGGCAAGAGGTAAATGAGTTTGGCGAAATCATGCATACTCGATTGTTTCCAGATGGTCGTCCTATGCTTCAAGCTATGCAAGCAGACGGAAGATTACAAAAAGTTGCAACTGATATGGTTATTATGACTCCAACGTCTAGCACCAATATTGTGTTGTCTGAATTAAATGTTCTTATCGCAGAACAAAAAAATTGCACCGTTGACGAATTATCAAATCTTGTTTCCGGCGCACCAGCAAGAGATCAAGATTTTAAAAAGAAACAACAAAAATCAGAAGCTGTTCCTAATGTAGATCCAGATGTTCCTGCTCCAGTAAGAGCACAAGCATCAACTACAGAAGCATTAACTGATAAAGACCTTGCTAAAAGTTATCGCAGTCAAGCAGATGCTATGTATAAAGAAGCTGCAAGACTACGTAAACAAGCAGATGAATTAGATCCACCAGTTAAAAAGACTACTAAGGCTAAAGAAGAAGCAAGTGCCTAAGCGTCTCTTTAAACCACCAAAGCATCTAATCAAAGAGTGGCCGGAGGTGTTCGAGGATATGTATATGAACACCATGCCGGTCGCTTATCTTAATGCTATTAAATTAGAATTTGATAATGGCAGAGTTTGGAAAATAGAAGTTGCAGAGTTATTGTCTGTTTCTGATGCAGAAGAAGTTGCCGATAAGCTATTAGAAACAATGCAAGAATATCACGACACTATTAAAAAAATAGATTTTGAAGTTGATGTAGAACGTCTTAAACAAGACATTTCAGACGAAACTAAGAAATTTCTTTAGTTGGAAAAATCTCTAGTAAGTGGTCAACAAATCTTTCATGCACGATTTGTTTTGGATGGCCACCAGCATGAATATCATCCTCTTGCAGTTCAACAAAATCATAAAGATTTTTATCAGTAATAAAATACTCGCTGTTTAAACATTCATCTCTAAAATTTAAAATATCTGTTTGAAAGTATTTTTCTAACACAGGATCAAAATTTTTATAATTGTCGTCGTTAATACACGGAACAATTAACAATCTTCCTTTTAAATGGTTTGATGATAATTGTATTAGTCGTGAAAGACACAAGTAATAAAAATAATACATAAACATAGAATTATTAAAATCCGCAATTGGTCCTTGATACTTTTGAAATTGTTTTGGAAAATTTTCTCTCATATGCATCAGAACCGAAACTGGTTCTTTATGTGAAAAATATATATTTCTTTCGTATGATGTTAATCCAACAATTATTAAATCTTTTTCAGTAATATCTCCGTTGGCAAAATCTTTTTCAATTTGCCAAACTATATTTGCTAATGAATTTCCTGCTTTAGCTCTATTATCAATTAACATCGATAATCTATTTGCTAAGATTGCAGGCCAAGCCATATTTCTTTGTTTTTCATTAATGGTTGCAATTAAATTTTTATCAAAATTAACTTTAAGATCAAACCATTCTCTAATGTTTCGTTTTTTAATTTCTTCCGCATCGGCTCGATATAAAGTATCTAAAAATTCATCTCCTGCTGTATAACTACATCCATAAGCAACAATCCTTGATATTAATTTTTTATCAAATTTAAATTTAGATTGTTTACTTGCGGTATCTTTATACTTTCTCCAATTTTCAAACATAATACTCAATTGATTAATAGATTTTTTTAAATCTGTAATAACCATTGTGGGTCTTACCTTACATTGATGTATTGTCTTTAATATTTTAATTTTTATTCCACAATATTCAAAAAGTTTTTCCCAAAGTGTTTCAGCCTTGAACCAAGTTTCTGGAGGATTTGTTGTAAAAAATGTAGATAAAAACTCACTGCTTTTATTAAGAATTATTTCTCTTGCCTTATTGTTTAAAATAATAACATGCGGAATTAATAAATTTTTATAATGACAATAAACCTGAGGAGTTTCTAAATCTACTCCAATAAGAAAAGAATTTAAATCTCCTTCTAATATTAAATCTGTTGTTATTGAAACAACAACATCATTTTTAGTTTGTTTTAATCCTTCGATGAATGTATATAAGTGTTGAATATAATAGACTTTATAGGTATCTATTTCCCCATATGCATTTTGAAACCATTCAGAAATTTGATATTTTGAATATACAGCAGTGACCTCTGGATTCAATTGTTCTGTAATATAATTTAAAGCATATCGAAAATCTTTGTCAGCATCAAACATGTAGGAAGATCGTAATGCCATTTTTGCATGAGAATCTTGTACGATGTCTAATAAACTAAAAACATTTCGACACTCAGTATTTTTAAAAAATTCTTTTTGTCGAGAACATGCCTCAGCATATCTTAATTGTCCGGAGTATAATACATCAACTTTCATTTGGTTTTTGTGATTCTAAATATCTTTTTTTTCTATTTTTTAAAACAATTTCATGTGTAAAAATTTTATCTATAGATGAAAATGTTCCGCAGGTTTTAGAACAATAAACAAGTTTTCCTTCTTTTGTTGTTTTATCCCATGTGTCTGCATATAATCTATCTAAATGCTCCGCTGATAAAATTTCTTCTAAAGAATGGTTATTTAAATTAAGTTTTTCTGGTCCATAATTATTTAAATTACGAACAAGTTGCATACTTGGAGGATCAGAATAAATTCCATTTAAATGTGTTCCAATATAACAACAAGGCATAACGTTACCAGCACTATCGACAAAAATTTCTTTTCCACGTTTATACCCATCATCAATATGCGATTTACACTTAATATTACACGAGTCGTGTTCGTCATATTTAGAACTTGCTATTATATCAACAATTTCTTCTGTTCTTTTATAATAAGAATTTTTAAATTCTGAATTTTCTTTCATCTTATTATAATCATCTTTTGAAAAAGGATAAAATTTTAAAGGTTGGATTCCTGTTGGATTTTCTAAATTTCTATTTTTGGGATTTGTAGGAGCTTCAATATAGTAATCTAATTGTCCTTCTTTATTAAGAGCTACCATATATATTAATTCTGTTCCATTATCAACGCCTAATGCTTTTTTAGGAACAAATTCAGTAAATCCCATATCCTCAGATAATTTTTTTGCAGTATCTAGTTGATGCTCGTTGTGTTTAAAAATTAAAAAGTCCCAAAGAGCTCTCCCACCCGCATCAATAAATGCTTGTGCATTTGCTATAAGTTTATCCCATTTAACGTTTCTTCGATAAATGTGATTTGTATCTTCTAACCCGTCAATGGAAAAAGTAAGCCTATATTGATTTGATGCTTTTCCTTTTGCAAAAAGATTACCTAATTTTGCCCACCATTCAGGATTTCTCATGCCGCCATTTGTATGCACAGCTATGACCCCAGGACTATTATTAATGATGTACTCGCATATTTCATAAAAATCTTTAGCCATACACGGATCTCCATGAACGCCACAGAATAACCAAAGTTTAACTCTATCTAATACTTCTTGAGGGAACCATTTTTTAAAATCTTCTAAAGAAATTTGACTTAAATTTAAATCTGGTCTAATTAACTCTGAAGAATTATAAAATCTTACGCACATAGGACAAGCAGCATTACAATGATTTGTAAGTTCAATATGTACTTGTATTAATTCATTAAAATTCCAAAAACTCATTTTTACATACCTATAATTTTTGAATAGTCAGGAAAAACTTTATTAAATTCTTGTCCTCGATATTGATCGTGTTTTTTTGTTACTTCCTTTAGAGAAGTAAAACTTGAAGGCTCGTAGTGTCCGTTTTTTATAAAATTTAAAATGCCATCTAGATACATCCATGCTTGATTCTGCGTCTTAGGCACAACATCATTAATATGTTGAATAATTTTTTCTTTAATATCTGTTGGGAGAGTTGAAATATTATAATGTCGGGGTCCGTGAACTAAATTTAGATAAAAACCAAAACTAGAAAAATGATCGTAATAAAAATTTATTGTTTTAGGTAAGTCATATATGTTCAGTGTACTTAAAGTAATGCACCAACTAATTTTAAGAGTTTTTAAACTATTAGCAAGCTCTTTTGCCTTATTCATATTTTCTAATACTTCATTCCATTTTGCTGGAAATCTCATATATTCAAATTGTTCTTCTATACCGTCAATACTAAAAGATAAATTAACACCTTTAAAATGTTTAAACATAGAAATTTTATCTTCTGGCCAAGTTGTACCGTTAGTATTATAATGCAATTCAATATCTTTAGCATATCCTTTGTCAACACATATACTTAGAATTTCCCACATCTTTTTACTTAAAAACGGTTCGCCGCCATAAAAATCAAATTGTCTAATATTGACTAAATTATTTTTTAAATCTTCCCAGAAAACACTTTCGTCGTCGTAGCTCTGATGAAACACTCTCATCATTTCTGCATATTCTTTATAAGAAATTTTTGAATGATGCAGATCGTAATCTTCTTTCATCCATGTTGAACTAATCTGAGGAGCACAGGTTCTACACTTTATGTTACAATTATTTCCTAGATTTAATTCAAACTTAGCAAGACCGGTAAATGGTTTTTCTCCCCTTTCTATCGATCTAAAATATATTTCATTATCTCGAAGACGCTTACTTTTACGTCCAGCATTTTCTTCTTCCCAACAATTTTTGCAGGCATAATTTCTTATTCCGTTTTCTAAATCTTTTCGAATTTGTATTGCTACAGGATTATTAAAATTTTGTTCGATAGACATTTTGTCTACAAAATAAATTGGTTGTAATTCTTTCATTCTGTTGTATTCTTCAATAATCATACAACACATTTTAGAACTTCCGTTGTTATTTGCGCTCATTCCATGGAACGCATTAACACACCAAGAATTTTTATTTGTTTCTGTTATCATAATTTTCGTAAATGTTTTTACATAAGTTATAAAAGTTACTATACTCTGGAAAAACCTCTAATAAATTAGTTCCTAATCTTCTATCATTTTCAGAAAAGAAACTATAAAAATCTCTTCTTCCTTGAAGAATTTTTAAATCGCTAACTGGATTTTCTTTCATGTAATCTGTTACACGTTTAAACTTTTCGTATTCGACGCCTGTAAACCAATCCATATTATCTTCAATAAATTTTAAAGTGTCTTCTTGATGTTTAATAAATTCTTCAGGCAAAATATTAATCATCCAGTGTGGCGGTTCTTTTAAATATGGTGTATCAAAAGATACAGCTTCCTTGCCGTATTCTTTTCTCCATTCGATAACTTTGTGTAATAACTTTTGAAAATTAGTTACACATAATACGTTATAAGTACACATTAGATTTACCGTTGCACCGGCTTTAATTACTTCTTTCATATTGCGTTCCCAGTGATCACATTTTAATCCTGTACGCATATATTCTGCTTGTTCTCCCCAGCTATCAATGCTAGTAAAGAAACTAAACTTTCTAATTTTTTTCTGTTCTATTAAACTTTTTACTCGAGCTATTAATCGATCAACTCGATCAAAAGTTACTCCAAGATTACTATTAAGTGTAATCTCTAAATGGGGAGCTGGCTCATCTTCTAGTAAATCAAAAAACTGCATAGCACCAGGATTCATTAATGGTTCACCGCCTGTAATACGTAAAGTATGTAAATCATTACGTAAACTTGGCCACCACTTCCAGAATGCTTCGATGTAAGGGTTTTCATCTTTAGGCCCATAATATGTTCCATTTTTTAAAAACTCAATACCATATTGATTATAAGTTAAATCATAATTACCGTGTTTCTTGATCTCTTCCATCCACATAGTACTAGCCTGTGGGCAACAATAACCACAGCGATAGTTGCATCCGTTACCAAAACTTACTTCTAGATAGCGTGGGTTTACCGGAGCGTCCCATGGTAATTCTGCTAATTTTTCTATGTAAGGTTCTGAAAAATCGCTAGAACTATGAATCATTCGATCACTTATATGCTCTCCCGGCAAGTCTTCAATATTCCAACAATAATAACATTCTTCTGGTCTTTCACCTTCTAACATTTTTTTACGTTGTTGTTTTTTCCATTTAGTATTGTGTAAAGCACTTGCATCTATTTTAATTTCATCTAATGGAATGTGATGAGGACGAGGATGGTAACAACTATGGTTATCACCGGTGTGAAGATACAAAGTTTGATGCAACCATTTCATTGCACAAAAACCTGGACCTATTTTGTTTAAACGATCTCTAACACCTTTAATATAATTTACTCTATCATCCATTATTCTTTACACCTATTCCAAAAATCTGTTAGTTCAGGAAATGTATTTAAAAAATTTGTATTTCGTCTTCTATCGTGTTCTGAGAAAAATTCATAAAAATTTTTCATAGCTTTATCTTTGTCAAATCCTGTATCTGATTCAATCCAATCAATTAATCTTCGAACTTTACTCACTTCAAAGTCGCTAAATCCCATAAACTGATTACCACGACCTTCTTTATTTTCTAACATATATTTTAATGCCAATTTAAGTTCTGTTACCATTTCTGGCATTACTTTGGGATTTAAAAAATCTGGATCATGGAGCGGAGGGATATCAAACCAAATTAGTTGTCTACGTTTACTAAATTTTCTTCTCAATTTAATAATGTTCTGCAAATATTCAACAATACGAGTATAACTCAAAGCATTAAATGTTATGATAAAAGTAAGTGAATGTTTCTGACTATTTGCAAGATAGTCAGTGACGTTTGCCTTTAACATTTCAAAATCCATTCCATTACGTATATATTCTGCTTGCTTACCCCAACTATCTAAACTACAAAATAACATAAAATGATCAACAGCCTCTGCATCTGTAATTTCTTTTAAACTAGACATAAATTTTGACCATTGGTCTTTTGGAGGACAGCAATTACTTGTAATACTTAAATGAAGATCACTTTTAGGATTATTTTTTACATATTCAAACATCCTAAAGGTATTTTTATCCATAAGCGGTTCTCCGCCAGTCATGCGGAATGTTTGTAAGGTTGGATAAATTTCTGGAAGCCATTCCCAGAATGCTTTTACATAAGGATTTTCAGGACTATTGTCGATTGGTGATTCGTTTTGAATCCATAGAATATCATTATGCACACGGTCAGTTAAAAGGTACGGGCCTTCTTTTTTAATTTCATCATACCATGCTGTGCTAAGATGAGGGCTACAATAACTACATTTAAAATTACATGCTTGATTAAAATTTACTTCAACATATCTTGGTTTAGCATTTCCCTCGTAACCAAGCTCTAATGCTTCATCAATTAACCCTGGTTCCCATACATCTTTGCTTCGATATGCTCGATCGCTTAGTTGGTTTCCGCTATCTTCAATTTGCCAACAAAATTCGCATTCTTTAGGTCGTATACCCTGTAACATCAATGCACGTTGAGATTTTTTATATTTTGTATTATGCAATGCACTAACATCGATCTTTACTTCATCTAATGGAATTGCATGACTTCTAGGATGATAACAACTATGTGTTCTTCCAGACGGAATGTGTATACTAACATTAAACCATTTGGCCAAACAAAAACTTGGACTTACTTCGTTTAATTCCTTATGAACAAATTCTGCATCTAATAGATATCGAGACTGATATTTTCCATCAATCTTTCTAAGTTCATTACCTTTTATATTTCTATTAAATTCCATATTGTGTTTTTAACCAATCAAAATCATTAATTTTTGCAAGGGCTTCTGGATTGTTTTTATTTTCTTCTCCGTACTTACGTCCTGCAATTGCACCGCTAAGTGCATCATTAGCAAATTTGTCTTTTGCTACAGAACACCATATGTCTAATCTCTTTTGTGTTTCCTCATCAACTTGTCCAGCAATTGTTCTACTAGAAAGTTTTACACATTCTCTAAATGCCGATTTCCAAGTATTAAAAGGATCTGTATTGAATGCAGATATATTACTGACTTCCGGCATTGCTTTAAATTTTTTACTAATCGATGTTGTCATGTCGGCTGTATTTACATCCATATCTAATGTTAATTTTCTTGGTAATAGTTTTACTCCACCATAACCATATATTAAATCATTTATTGGATTTTTACTTCTCCACACATGAACAACATCTTTTTCGTATCGCGTTGCCTGATGATTAAAATTAAAATCATCTATTATATGTGCATCGGCATCAACAACCCAGAACATGTCTGTTGTGGCAAGTTCAGCTGCCTTTATATGCGCTTGATGAATACCTTTAACACCATGTACTCGTTTAGCTCTTGGAAATTTGTTAATTAGTTTATTATAATTTTCTTCAGCATTAGGTTCGTTATAACTTACAAATATTATATCATAGTCTTTATGCTTAGAAACAACTTGTTCATATTGTTTTTTATTAATTAAAAACCTAAAATCAATTTCTTTAGGACTAACTGGCGTTGATGTAGACATTAACATCAATCCGTTATATGTTAATTCGTTTCTAAATTTATGCTGAAATACATGATTGATATTTCTATCATAATCATATACGCCATTATTAGGTTCAAAATATAAATTAAAAATTTCAGAATCAATAATTTCTATTTCAGGCCAAATTGCCCAGAATAAAGGTTGAGATTCGGTGTCTATAATTTGTTTGTAATCGTCATAAGTATCAATATTGTAAACAGGATACGCATAACGACTTGCTACAAAATTATGTTCTTTTTTATCAATTAAAAATCTTCTATTAAATTCTTTTTTAGATATGATTTTTTCTTTAGAAAATAATACTACACCGTTTAGAAAAGATTCTTTGTCGTTACATAAATTTTTAAAAACATGATTTTCTTTTCTATCATAATCAAATGCCCCACTATTTGGATCAAAATACAAATCAAATAGTTTATCATCTAATATTTTAATTTCTGGCCATACACACCAAAACATATTTTGAGATTCAGTTTTACATATATCTAAATATTGCTCGTAAGATGTGATTGTATATATAGGATATTGAAATTTACTAGCGATTATATTATATTCTTTTTTATCAGTAGGATATTGTTTATCAAACTCTTCTTGTGTTAAAGGTTTAAATTTGCTGCATAACAAAATTCCGCTTAGGTAAGATTCGTCGTAATTACACAAATTTTTAAAAACATGATTTTCTCTTCTGTCATAGGTATTGTGATGGCTAAAATATAAATCAAAAATTTCATTGTTAATAATTTTTACCTCAGGCCACACAATCCAAAACATATCGTCTGTAATTTGTTTATACTCATCAAATGTTTTAGGAGAATAGATGTTGTATTGTTTTGGAATACTAGCAACAATATCTATTTCTTTTTTTTCTGCAAAAAATCTATGATAAAATTCTCTCTTAGAAACTTTTACATTTTTTGGAAATAAGCAAATGCCGTCAAAAAATTCTCCATTTTTAAAAATATGAACAATATTAGAATTATGCTTAGGAACTTTATAATTAAATTTAAAATCTTCTTTGACATTTACATCAGGCCAAATTGCCCAAAACATGTCTGTACTTGATTGTTCAACAGCGTTTAGATAATCATCGTAAGTTGTAATATTAAATTTATCATATCCTAGTGGAATACTAGCAACAATATCTATTTCTTTTTTATCTGTAAAAAACCGATTATCAAATTCTCTTTGAGAAATTGTAACTGACTTAGGAAATAAACAAACTCCGTCGTAATGATCACTATTTTTAAATACATGAACATACATATCGTCCCACTGGGTAGCTCTGTATGTGTTTAAATTAAGATTGTCTAATAAGGTAAGGTCGTCCCACACAACCCAAAACATTTTAGTAAATGCTTGTTTTTTTAATTGATCAAAAGAATTTATGTTTTCAAATTTTCTAGCTGTGGGATATTTTGACTTGACTGAGTTCCAGTTATAGTCGTTAATGGAATTTTTTGAAACATAAAAAATATCATACATTTTCGGGCATTCTAAAATAAGTATCGTTTAAATTCATAGTTTCATTATATAAATCTAGTGTGTACTTGCTTTGGTTAGGATCTAAATAAGGCCAGTGCAAACCTAAACCAACTTTAATTTTTTCACCTAGGTCCTTTGTTGCATCAACTAATCCTTCACCGTTTACTTCTTCGTAGGGACGTCCATATTGATTCCAGATTCCTCTAAGAATTTCAAAATCTCTAACTTCTATATAATTCCAGTCTGTGCAATTAGCCATCCATGTTCCTAGTCTAGCACCGTATACAGCATATAGACCGTTTTCTTCGTGAGCGCCTACCGTAGACCACATACGCAGTCTATGAATGTTATGCCACCAAATGCGTTCTTGTATTTCAGCCGGAGGAACTTTGACTCCGTCGAGCAACGTCATTTTAACACCTTCACGGAATCCTGCTCTCCATGCTTGAAATGGACTTCCTGTAATAATGCTATCACTAAAACTTAAAGGAAAGTTTTTGTATCCATCTTCCCAGCAAAAATCAACTTGTCCTCTATCGCTATCAGAATTTTCATGTGTTTTCATGTTAAGAACAAAATCTTTTTTCCAGATTTTTAAACCACCATTACCATATCGTAGTCCATTGATAACGTTGCGGCCACACCATCCATAGACCTGTATCTTTGGATCATCCATTTTTAAATCGAGATTAAAAAATCTTGGATCTACAATATTGTCAGCATCGACGGTAACAAACCAATCAGTGTCACTACTTTCTGCTGCGGCTTTATGTGCATGGTCTGAACCTTTAACACCGTGAATACGTTTTGCCCAAGGTACTTTATTACACAGGTCCGCATAATGCAAGTCTGCATTAGGTTCATCATAACTTAAAAATACAACATCAAATTCAATAACTTTCATTTTGTCTCGATCACGTATTTGGGGAATAATCTTCTTGTGTAAACACTAAATCTACCTTCTAAAGGTAAACCGGTTAGTGAAATTTGTTTTTCTGTTAAATCACTGATACTAAATTTTACTATAAATCTAACAATATTTGGATCGTTATATTCTGTAATAAAAAAACAAAGCTCGGTACTTCCGTCCCAGTGAATCTTTCTTTTTAATTCTCTATACTTAGGAGAAAGGTCAAAAACTAATTTGTCTGTTCCTTCTACATAGGAAACAATTACATCGGGGTCTTCTACATCAGACCATTTTTTATCAACAATCCTATGGAGCACATCGTCTATCTTTATAAGACTTCTTATTTCTGCAATTTCAAATTTGCCTGAGCTAATATCAACAAAACACGAATTTAATTTTAATGCGCCTTCATTAATTAATTGTGCTGTTTCTTGATCAATTTCTACAACATTTTTTTGATCTGTTAGAGCGTGTGACGGATACACTCCTGTTACATCGCCTGTATTAGGATCAAATGCAGCGTAAAATTTTACTTCTGGCGGTTTATAATTTGCTAACCATTCGTCAAAGTCTATTATTTCTGCCATAATTTCTCTTCCTGTATGCTGATAATTTCATCTGTAATCAATTCTTTTTCAACATAATGAACTACATCATATTGTCTATAATTTCCAATCTTAAGTTCGTTGTTTACATTGAAATAAAATCCTACATGATCTGTGTATCTATCTGACGGCCATGGCCAATTTTGAATCATTGGCTTCATGTGAACAATTTTAGGAAAATCTAAATCATATGCAATTTGATCAGTAATATCTAAAATTTTAGATGATAATGCAAATGCTTCATCGGTTCCAATTACTTTAGGTTTAAAATCTGGAAAGAAAGTATTTTTAAATTCGTTAGGATTTTTTATAATATGTCTTGCTAAGGTAAAAAATTCTTTTGCTAGTTCGCTATCTTTCTTAAAGAACGTATAGAAAGAATATAAATTAGGCAAATTATTTTTTACAAATGCTTTTCTATAAAAATCGCCTGTAATAACTTCTCCTCTGTATGTAAATGCTTTGTTTGCTACATACAATTCTGAGTTATTAATAAAATATTCTGCCCAATGACTAACATCTCTTGTAAACAACATGTCAGCATCTAAACATATTGTGTTATCCCAAGGTGTTAAATGATCCATCCATGATCGACCGTCCCATCCCTTTTCTTTGTTCCAAGGAATTACTTTATCAAATACCCAAGGACTTTTTAATTGTTCTACAGCAGAAACATCATCTGTAACTAAAGCTACATTATTATAACCCCACTTCTGTGTATTTTTAATACTTAATGCCAAAGAATAGGCTAATTTTGTGTAGTCAATTGTTTCGTGTTTGGCAACTACAATTAAATATCCAAATGTCATATTAACTCCAACAATTTATCTTTATTTCTAACAATGCTTTGTTTATTCATTACATGAACATCGGTATTATTAATAGAACATGCTGTAAATGCTTCTTGATTTAAAGGATCATTTATTAGGAAGTATAATTTATTTCCCTTAACATCGGCTAACATATCTTTATCAGTTGTAGTTAATAATGACGGTAAAGCATTTGAAGTATCTGTTGTAAAACCTTCTAAGAAATGTTTTGCAACGCTGAAAGAAATATCGTTTCTATACTGATGAGGATTAAATCTGTAAATGTCACCGTATTGTTCGTAGTTGTTTCGAATATGTTTTACATATTCAAAAAATGTTTTGCTTTCCTCGTTTTTTGTAAAAATGACAGCGGTAGCCCAAAACAAATGAACTCCTGTTTCAGATACATGTTTATCTAAGAAACCAATTCGATCACCTCTAATATCATTCATAGATTTTGATATTAAAATACTTTCATCAATATCCCAATAATTATTCAGGGCGTTAGAAAAAATCAAATAATCGCTATCTAGAAGAAGTGTTCTATCATATGGTGTTAGATCCCATACCGATGCTCTATCGGCATTAATGAAAGGAATTGTTTTCGATTCGTTACCGTCATTTAAACGTCTTGTGTTCAGAGTTTCTGGACGTGGGGTAGAAATAATGTTTTCAAAAACGTCATTTGCTTTATCCCAAATATTTGAAGTCTTCATCCATTCAATTGTAGCATCATCTGTTACTAAAGTAAACGGAATTTCAAGATTCTTTTTTGCAAGGCCACCAGAAATCACTGCCAATAAAGCATAGTCAACTTCTCTGCTATTATGAGCAAAAATTAGGCCGCCTTTTTTCATAGATCCACCAATGCTTCTACAGAACGAGCTTTTTTAATCACTTCGTATTCTTGATAATATTCGTTGGTCGCTGTAAAGTATCTGTCAAAAATTTCATCTTTGAATTTTGACAAATCATTAACTAAAACAGGATTGTCGTTTGCGTCGATAAGAACTACATCTGTAGATCTATCTTGATCAATTAAAAATTGAACAAAATTAATTAATTCTCTGTTAATTTTAAAAATACCGCCATTGAATCCAAAAGTTAATTTTGCATCAACTTTTTCTTTTAACGCTTTGCGTTGAATGGCTAGAGATTGCTTATAGTTTGAAAACTCTAAGGCTTTTGTTAATAAAGATTCCATACATACTCCCTAATAATATGAGTATATTATTTATGTGGGGTATAGATGGGGTGAAAAATTATGCTATGGTGCTAGGTGCAGCATAAGCAGGAGAAGGAGCATTAAAACTCTGAGGTGTTAAATTTGGATATAAAGCTCCGGACGCTCTAACATGGGTTATGGTCCAGGACATTGTTCCGTTAACTGCATCTCCAGGGGGAGGAAATCCGGGATCAGTATATCCGTCAATCCATCTAGATCTAAAAGTTATAGATGTTGCGCCGCCTGAATTATTATTACCAATATTACATAATACATCTATTTGCCATCTATTAGATGAATATGGAGATGATGATGAAAGTTGATAAAATGTTTGATAAGAATTGGTTAAAGTATAAAAATTAACTGCGGGAGAATTACCCCCAAACACAGCAGGACTTGCAGATGTTGCAGATAAAGTAGTGTTCCAAGAATTATCTTGTTGTGTAGGAGAAGCACCTTGAGTAAATGCTGAAGTAAATCTTATTTTTCCGCCAGAATTAAAAAAATATCTTGCTTGATCAGCACTTGTAAATGATATTGTACAGGTACTTGCTACCTCGCCACTAAAAGAAACAGAGTTAGATCTTGATGTTCCTGCTTCAGTAACATACTGACCTGTTCCTAAATCAAAACGATTTGTTTCTGCTAACGATGCTAATGTGCTATATTGATAATTTGGCTGATCAGCTGCATATCTAAGTAATTCGCCTTCGTTAATTGTAGTTATTGTTGGAACTGAACCTGATTGATGCACTATTGCATTAACTACATCAAATCTTAAATTATCCCATTGTGTCTTTGTAACAGCATCGCCAGTTGCAACCAACGAAGATTGTAAGGCCTGCCCGTATCCAAGTGTGGCTGACCCGGTAGACATTACTCCAGAAATTTTATTTCTAATATTGTTATAATCCGGTACGCTAATATAATCATAGGCCGCCATTAAATTCCTCCGTTAGGTATTTAAACAATTACGAGCCTGCAATTGCAGATATTGAATAACTTGTTGGACTTGTGATTGTAAAAGAACCAGAAGGTAACAGGGTTCCCGAAGCTTTAATTTCTTCGATAGTTAATGTTAATGTTCCGTCAACACTATCGCCCGGTGGAGGAGGATTTCCAGGACTTGGATCAGTATATGAATCAAGCCAAGTAATTCTAAATGTTAATTGATTAGTTGTTCCGCCAGAATTATCAGCAACATTACACTTTACATCAATTGTATATCTATTTGATGCATACGGTGATGACGATGTAGATGTATAGAATGTTTGGTAACTATTTGTCAATTGATAAAAAGACACTCCGGACGAACTTACTGAAAAATCTCGTGAACCTACTGCGCTAAGTAGGCTAGTCCAGGCAGCATTTTGAGCAGTAGAGGATCCGCCAGTTCTTGAAGAATATAATCGAATTTTTCCGCCAGAATTAAAAAAGAACCTACACTGGTCAACCGTTCCAAAATCAACAACTACATTTGACGACACGCTATTAGCCCATGCCGAGGATCTAGAAACATCCCCTGCTGCTAATGTATGAAATTGTCCTGCTCCAATTGAAAATCTATCAGTTCTTGCTTGTTCAGCAATAGTATTATACTGATAATTTGGATGATCAGCATCGTAACGTATTGGATCAGTTGTTTGAATTTCTCTAATTGTTGGGAGTGTGCCAGTTTGATGTAATCTAGCGTTAACAATATCAAATCGAAGATAATCCCACTGAGCTTTGGTTACTTTTTCTTGAACTACTGCTGTGCTAGCAATTACTTGTCCGTACCCGTAAGTTCCGGCACCGGTACCCATTACCTCAATTATCTTGTCTCGAATATTATTATAATCTGATGCAAGAATCTGTGTTCCAACGCCTGCCATTTTTAATCCTTATAATATAACCGCTTCTATTAATTTAACAGAAGTTTCGTTGTTTGTTTCTAATGCAATAGCAAATACATCATTTGCATGTGGGACTCCAGCTACTGCTGTTCCATCATTTCCTGCTATTAGGCGTTGTCCTTTTTTAACTGCGCCTGTTACTTTAACTGGAACGCGACCTTTAAGAGCAATATATGTTCCGCCTTCTAGATCTTTATTCATCATAAACGCTGGATTTGTACTTACTACACCAATAGCACGTTGTCCCCACTGACAGGCTTCTACTTCGTGGTCGCCATGTTCGCAAACAGAAACAACCGTGCCAGGCTCGTATTCTTTATCTGTTAAGTATTTTTCTGCTAGGTCAGCATATCGAGCTGCGGTTGCTGTACCATCAAATAAAACTGCTGATAAGTTTCCGCTACCATCACGTGCTGCAATTGAATTTGCAACCGCTGTAGTTTTAGCTGTTCTATAAGTTGCATCTGTATCAACTGCTAAATTATCAATTTTTAAACGGTCTGCAAGTAAAGCAGTTCCTTGAAAGGTTGTACCGTAAATATTTCCTTCGGAATCTCTAACTACTACGGTATCAGGAGATGTTGAAATACTTGGACTATAAGATCCCAATTTACTTGCAGTTTGGGCTGATCCTGTTACTTCACCTACTAAATCTCCGTAAACTAAACTACGCTGACTTGGAGTACCTAATGTTCCATAAAATGTTTTAGTTTCTGGGTCAAAGGCTTCAGTTTCGTCACTGGCATATACTGCACCGATGTGTGTACCTGTTGTATTTCCTGTAACGTTACCAGTTAATGCACCGTAAATATCTGTAGAATAAATTTGTCCCCAACGTTTTGATGCTGATCCAAGATATAAATTACCATCTGAGCCTGGATATACTCCGCTAGATTTAACTTTTAATACGTTTGATTTAGTTGTTTCGTTTACACGAATTCTAAAAGTAATTGGTTGTCCTGCAATAGCTTGTTCAATAACAACTTGATCTTCGTCTCTTAACGGATTACCACCAACTTCATTGTAAAAAGGATCTTGTGTTTCAACAAATACTAGTAAGTCATCGCTATCGCCTACGGTAATTCCTGCATCAGGAAAAGCAATTTGTTCTGTAAATCTTAAATCACCTTTGGTTAAAAACTGATCTGCTGCAATTCCGTTTAATTTTAACGAGTTACTTGCTGTACCCCAGAAGTAATATTGCGATGATGCAGTAGTTACTCCAGTTAAACTATCAGTGTTGACTAAAGTAATACCCTTTTTAATTCTGCTAAATCCGGTAATAGGATTAACTGATCCTAAAACAAAATCTGTTTTACTTGCAATAGCAATTGTGTCGCCACCTGAAACTAATTTAACAATAGTTTGTGGGCCGCCGGTGTTGTCTTGTACTACTTGACCTACTGCTGCTGAAGTACCAAATTCCGGAGCGGCTGCTGGTCCAATTAAAACATACTCTGTTCCGCTCCATGTGTATAGTTGATTTGCACTTTCGTCAAACCAAAAATCACCCTTAGCTAATCCAGTTGGAGCACTTGCGCTAACTTCAGCACCGCTGGCAACTTTAAATCGAGAGCCGTCGTAAAATTTTAACTTTTTAGTAGAGCTATCATACCAAATTTGTCCGGTGATTGCCTTGGGCGGAGCCGATGTATTAGAAAAATTCTGTAAAAGATGTAAAAAATTCTCGTTTTGTACTTCGCCATAACCGGCGTAGTTCTTACCTACGAAACGTAAATCCGTAGTTGTATCAATCGTACCATCTTCTACAGATACTAAAAACGTTCCGTTAAAATTATCAACTTGGTATGCCATTACCCTGCTCCATAAACTATTATTATTTATCTGAACCCTTTTTTAGATCCTGCCCACAGCAACTTCAATAATGCCCTCAATCCCTTCAAAATCTTCTAAGGCTTTACCAATAATAGTACCAATTTGCGGGGTTGTACACGGTCTTGCATACCCGCTACCACCGCTGATTAGCATATCGCCCTTAGAAATTTTGCCTCGTACTTTACACGGAACTCGACCCTGTAATGCTAGGGCAACTACATATTGCCCAGTACAATGAGAATTCATCAAATAAGCAGGATCTGTAGATACAACTCCTGCTACACGAGTAGTTGCATCTTCAGCTATTCTAACTTCTGCAGAACCACCAAATTCTAATACGGTACCAGGTTCGTATGCCGCATCAGCAATGTAATTTTCAGCTAAGTCAGCATATCTAGCAGAAGTAGCTGTTCCTTGGAATAATCCAGTGGTAATAATATCGTTAGTTCCTGCATCTAAACGTTTATTAATAGTCCACTTATCTCCAGTGGCGCTATAAACTAATCTAGCATTTGCTCCACCAACTATAAATCCTGCACCGTCTGCATTGATAGGACTTTCTACGTCTTTTGCAACCGTAAATGTTAGGTCATGGACCATAACATCAGTTGAATTAATTGTTGTTGTAATGCCGTTTACAACTAAATTGCCTTGAATTATAAGGTCACTTGATACGGTTACGCTGTTTGTTTCGGCTGTTGTATTAATTGTTTCTGTATTAACTATTGGTGCATTAATATAATTTGAATATACTTTATTATATCTATAAGCACTAGATCCTAAATTTGCACCGCCAGTTACTCTTGGAGCAAGCATTGCTTTGGTATCGGCTCCTAGTCCAGCGGCAACCTGTCCGGATACTAACGAAACTTCAGCTAATTCTGACGGAACGCTTGTGTCGTTAACTCTAAAAACTAATTCACCGTAACTAGTTGCTGAGATTACTGGTAATGTAACATCAGCATCATAATATAATTTTAAAGTGTTGCTGCCAAGTGTAATACCGGCATCACTAACTTCTAATGAATTTAATGTTCCAACGCTGGTTAAAAATGAAGTTACTACGTTTGATGCTAATGTATCACCGGTTAACGTGCTTGCCGCAGATGTTATTGTAATATCAGATGTACCGTTAAAATTAACGCCGTTAATTTTTCTTGTTGTTTCTAATTGTGTGGCTGAAAATGCATTTCCAGACAACGATGCACCAATAAATTCATTAGCAATTACTCTATTAAATGAGCTTGATCCGGTAGCAACACTAACATTACCTACCACATTTCCTATTAAATTAGCTGTGATTGTTCCTGCTGAGAAGTTTCCAGAACTATCTCTAGCAACAACTTTTCCAATATCATTAGTTGACGATGCATCAACGGCCCATGTTCTTGTTACGCTACCATCAAAATCGGCACCTGTAAGATATGTACCTTTAATTAATTTGTTAGTGGTTGCAGATTTAATTGTTACATCAGATCCGCCATCAAATACTACACCATTAATTGTTCTTGATGTTTGCAACCTAGAAGCAGTTGTTGAATTTCCTTCAACATTTCCTTTAATAACTACTAGAGAAGAAATGTTTAATCCTGGAACTATAGTTGAAAATCCAGAAATAGAATCTGACGAACGAATAGTAAAAAATGTCTTTGATACAATACCTTGAACAATGTTGTTTACTTTCATTAAAATTACAGCATGGGCCAAATTACTTGTATCATATAAGGTTGTAGATTCCATTTTGGTGCCAGGGAATCCGTCAACAGCTTCTGGGCCAACTAATTTCCATTCTGCTCCGTCATACACAAAAAGTTGATTTGTGTCTGGATTGAACCAAAAAGAACCTGTTCCTGTTGGAGGTTCTGATGTGCTTACATCAGCGGCTGAAGCCGACTTCCACGATGCACCATCATAAATGTTTAAAGTGCTGGTTGTACTATTGTACCATAATTGCCCGCTAAGAGGTCTAATTGGTGCAGCACCATTTGCAAAATTTTCTAATAAAAATAGAAAGTTTTCATTTTGAACTTCACCGTAGCCGGAGTAATTTCTACCTAGTAAACCTAAACTAGTTGTTGTATCTAATGTGCCGTCTTCTAAGACAACTAATTGTGTACCGTTGTATCGGTTTATAACGTATGGCATTTAATTTCGCTCCTTATTCATTATGATACAAACGTCCAGTTGCCAGCAACTAGCTGGAATGTTTTTACAATTCTAAATACCGACACTACAGGAGCAGGAACCGTTGCTGTTGAAAAAGAAACGCCTGTAACTCCAAACGCTGTTCCGCCTGGAACTAAAGAACTTGGAGCATCTGGTGTAATAAATTCAGTTGTTGGAAGTGAATTTAAGTATGTATTAATGTTTAAACTTGATGAACCGTTTGATAACGATGTACATAAAATTCGTGCTACCGTGCCGTCTCTAAAATCTGCCGGTGGCGCAACTAACGTTAAGTATGCTGCAATACCAGAATTAGAAATAGCATCTGAAATATCCATGCTAAAAACTAAACTTCTTGTTTCTATTGTATTATCAACATATTCTTTTGTTGCTGCATCTTGTTGATCGATAGGATCGTTCAATCCTGTAATTCTAGGATAGTTAATTAAACTAACATTTCCTGTTCCGTCTGGGGCTAATTCAAGATCCTGATTAGTCTGAACGGTTGCAATTCTATTATCTTCAAGGCGTAGGTAAGGTGTTGGAGGATTACCTGAACCAGGCGGAAGTTCTGGACCAACCGTTAATAAAGTTTGTGTACCAAAAGATGTAACACCAGGGATACTAGTAATTCCAGGACCTAATGATGTTGCTGTAAAAACT